ATCCGACAAGTCGGCCCCTACCAGGAAGTATTTGTCATTCAGGTCCAGGAGGCCTTCCACCTCGATGCCCACCACGTCCGTGACCCGGATCTTGTCCCCGTCCGAGAACCCATGGGCCGCGCTGGTCACCAGCCCCAGACGGGTGGGGAATCCGCCGTCCACGTAGGTGCTGATGATCGTCTTGGGGTCGTCCCAGCTGGCCGTGGCATCCATGTGGATGGAGGCCTCCAGCTTCCCGTTCGGGAGCCGGTCGGTCAGGCGCTCCACGAATCTGCTGGTGAACCCGTCGATGTCCCGCTTGACCACGAAGTAGACCTCGGTGCCATCGTCCCCGGGGATGGCCGCCACGTCCTCGAAGAACCCGTCCGTGTCGTGGCGGGTCCAGGCCCAGACTTGCTGGTCCCTGACGTAGGTGAAGCCGAGCAGGGCCCCGTCACTCATGACGGCCCAGATGATCGAGTCCGGATCCTGCTGGTAGGCCCAGGCCACGATGGTCCGGTTCTTGAACAGGTGGGAGGCCAGGACGGTCAGGTCGTTGCCCTGGTAGCCGTCCACCTCGAGGGCGAAGGTCAGGTCCCGGACGACCTTGCCCTCCCGCTGGACGTAGAGGACGCTCTTACCCACGGACAGGGGCTCTGCGCTGTCGGAGATGCCCCGGTACTCCTGGGGGCGAAAGGAGACGCTGGTGGGCGTCAGGGCGGCCTCCGCGGTCGCTCCCTGGAACAGCCACTCCGCCCCGGAGGTGAATACCAGCATCTGGTCGATGGGGTGGAGGTGGCGGATCTCGTTCACCTGTCGGTTGGCGATGGTGACCTCGAGGGCGTCCGTGTCCCGGAGGGGGAAGGACGTGCTGAAGTTCTCCAGGAATCCGGTCTGGGATCCGAATATGGTCTGGGGCTGGTTGTTGGTCCGGCCATAGGTCAGGCGCTGCTGCGGGTGAATGCCGACCGCTCCGGGGTAGTCCCCGGGCGCCGCGAACGGGTTGTTGGCTTCCTGGGGGCCCTGGGTTTCGTCCGGGTCCACCCCATCGTCCAGCCAGGTGGCCGTACCAACAGGTACACTCCCCACGAATCCGTAGGTCCCCCGGATGTTTTTGTAGATGACCACCGTGTCTCCGGTTGGGAAGACGGGCATGGTGACGGTCACGAGACCGGCAGCGGGGAAATCCCGGTCCAGGGTCAGCAGAACCGCCCCGGCGCTGGGCAGGGACTCCTCGCCATCCTCGATGACGGCCAGCTTGTACTTCCAGTCCCGGGTGTTGGCCCCGGGGGCGGGGCCGGTGTAGACCACCGAGGTGGGGAGCGGGGGCGCCGCCACCCCGGGCGCGAAGGTCAGAGCAGAGAACGTCCACTCATAGTGGAGGGTCCGGGTCAGCTTCTGGGGGGCGTAGGAGGAGTGGGCAAAGTAGACCGTGTCTGCGCTCTGGGTGTAACGGATCTTGGTCAGGTCGTCGATCTTCTTGAAGGGGGAGACGGCCTGGAAGGTGGTGGTGATGTACCCCGTGGCCTTGGTGTCTGGATCCGTGTCGTCCAGGAGCCGGACATAGACCGTGGTGTACCCCAGACCATCGTTGTCGGTCACGTCCCACTCGTTCGGGGACAGCGTCCCGGCATTGCCCACCACCATCTCCGTCCCATCCTCCTGCATGTCATGGATGGGATTCGGTATCAGGGGGTCTCCCCCGGCGGCCAGCTCCAGGTAGTATTCCGCGGTCCCGAACCCGGAGAGGGTCCACTTGTACCTGGTCCCGTCCGTGAGGGGGTTCAGCACATAGCCGGCGTCCTTGAAGATGACCCGCATCCGCTGGTTGGAGAACTCCAGCATGTAGGCCTGCTCGACCGAGAACTCGAAGGGGATCAGCCGGGCCGCGTCCTCATTGATGAGGAGGCCCTGGACCTTGTTCATGTGCTGGGTGCCCGGGCGGTTGGACACGCCCCCGTGGGGGTGGGCCACCACGTTCCGGAGCAGGCGGGCCCCCACATGGTACTTGGGGAGGTCTACCCTGCCGGCAAAGGAGGGGGCCAGCTCACCAGCCCCGAAACTGGGTTGCATCAGCCGCACCATGCTACAGCCTGCTGTCTACGATGGTTGTCCCGTAAGGCTGCTCTCGGCGGCCCTCGGAAGAGTCTACGGCTCGAGCAGGGGGGATCTCCGCCAGGAAGGACTGGTACATGCCCTGCTGGAGGGCGGGTTTCTGGGTGATGGACATGGCCACCTCGGAGGCGATCAGGAATGCCAGGGCCGAGACGAAGGCGGCGTCGAACTTGTTGGTGTCCGTGATGTCCCAGACATACAGGAGGACGACCTCCGACTCGTTGGTCAGGAGGAGGTCCCCCTGGATCTCGAAGAGGATGTCCTGGGTGCGATCTAGCGTGACGCCACTCGCCACGCCCGAGAGCGAGTTCGCGCCCGGGATGATCTTGACCGCCCTAAGGAGATCCACCGGCAGCTGGTAGGCGTAGGTCCAGGCCTCCGGGGTGGTGCCGACCTGGGCCAGCAGCGCGGTCTTGGAGGCGAAGTTCCAGGGGTGGTGGCGCAGGGCCTTCTCTCGCGCAGGATCGTAAACCGTCTTGCAAGCCCGGGCCGGCGCAAACGCCTCATCCAGACTTGTGATGGTCCCTTGGCCGATCCGCGTCAGGGCCAGGTTGCATATCTCCGTCTCGGTAGCAGCCACGAATCACTCCTTGTCCCCAGAAGCCTCCTTGGGGGATGCCACTTTTTTGGGGGGCGCGGCAGGCGCCGGGGCGGCCTCCTCTTCGGGCTCCTCCTTGGGGGGCTCCAGCCCGAGGGCCGCGGCCTGATGTTTGTCCACCAGATCCTTCAGCTTCCTCTTGCCCAGCCGGGTGCTGTAGGGCACCCCGAGGGCGTCCAGGGTGGCCCGGTACTTCAGGATCTCCGACTCTGCGGACGGCCCGTCAGGAGCGTCCAGGCAGGCAAAGTGGCGCTTGAAGAACTCGCCATCCGCCTTGCAAGGGGTGACCTCGTAGGTTGACCCCTTGGTGAACAGCTTGTTCCGGGTGCTGCAAAAGCATGTTTTCGTTGCCTTGAAAAGTGACATGGTTTACTCCTTATGGGGTGGTGCTGAAGGCGGCGCCGACGTTCCAGTCAGGAGTGCCGGCTCCGTTACAGATGTATAGCTTGAGGGCCGTGGTGTCGTAGTACATACCGCCGCCTTCAGCTGCGGCGTCACAGCGGGTGTCGGCGGGAGCCCCGGCTCCGCTGTCCATCCCCAGGTTCACGCCGGAAGCCACTTGCACCTGGGTGGCGTTGATGGTCAGCCGAGTTCCGGCGGCGGCCCCCAAGGTCATCGTGTCGTTGGCGTTACCGTAGTTGATGAAACCAGAATCCACATCGTCCTGGTCTCCCATGTTAATGCGGACGGACCCGGAGTTCTCCGACAAGTGATAGACGTTATTGCCCGCGCCCTCCAGGTCCATGTTCCTGGTGATGAGCGTAGTGTCTGAAGATACACCCGAGAGAGTCAAGCCCCCGTCAGGACCGAAGATGTCCAGGCGGGCAGCAGCAGTATCCGTAGATATCCCCATCTGCCTCCCGCTGTCCATAGACAGTTGCGGGTTCCCCAGATCGTCCTCGACGTAGAGGCTATACCCGTTGGCTGCGTGGACAACGTGGAGGCCGTGCTTGTCCGTTCCGTTCCCCCCTGCAAAAGTGTTCAACTTGAGAACCGGGTGGTTGGTCGCTGCGGTTTGGGTCATGGTCCCAAGTGGCCCGCCTGTGCCCGAGTTGGTGAACAAGAAGTCCCCGAGCACGTCCAGCCTCTTAGTGGGAGCAACACCGATCCCAAAGTTCTGGGCGCTGTCTGTCCGGAAGGCCTCCCGTATGACTCCACCGGCATCGGAGGTCCAGAAGGTCAGGGCCCCCGGCACGATCCCGGTACTGATAGTGCCTTCAGCATAAGTACGGATCATGCTTGATTCTTCGACCAGGTTGGTGCCATCGTGGGCGTTAGTGACGATGGTGGAGAGGATGTCCCCCGTCACAACTGTAGTCTGGGAGGCCTCGGTTCCCCTGGACCTCCGCAGCGCCAAATTCGCGAAATTGGTCACCCCGTTGTTGTGGGTGCTGATGAATATGTCCGCCTGGGTCTCATCCACGACTTCCAGCTCGGCCTCGGGGCTTATCGTCCCTATGCCCACATCGCCCCCGGTGATGATCCGGATACGATCCGTGCCGTCCGTGGAGAGGGACAGCGCGTTGTCCTGGTGGTCGTATTCCATGCCGCCCTGGGCCAGCCCGTCCTTGTCGCTGAAGGCCAGGAGCCCGGAGCCGGTGTCCCCGCTGATGACGTTCAGGATGGAGCTGGTGCCGGTCAAGATGTTGTTCTGGAATACCGCGACGACTTCCCCGGGGTCTCCCGGGGAGGCCCCGATCCCGTCAGGCCCGATGACCCTGATCGTCTCGGCTCCGATGTAGGTGGTGGTGGGGCTGACGGGCCCGGACAAGAGGAAGGTATCCGAAGTCAGCCCGGCGGCATCAATCCGAAGCCGTTCCGTGCCCCCCGTGGAGAAGGCCAAGGAGTCGTCGCTGTGGTCATACGTCACGGCCCCCTGGGTGTTGGCGTCCTTGTCGCTGAAGGCCACGAGGCCAGAACCTGTGTCCCCCGAGATGACGTTCAGGATCGCGCTGGTGCCGGTCAGAGCGTTGTTCTGGAAGACCGCGACCATCTCGCCCGGGTCTGCCGGGGAAGCCCCCAGGCCCGCGTCACCGATGGCCCGCAAACCCTCGGTTCCGATCCGGGTTGTGGTTCCCTGGTGAGGGGAAGACCCCGTGGCTATCACGATACTGTTCAAGAAATCGTCCTTGAAAAAAGTGGCTTCCACAACCACCCCTTCCGCCGCGTTCCTTTCACTGATGCTGGTGGTTTGGATGTTGGGGTTGACTATGCCCCCGCGCAGCGTCACCCCGTTGATGGTCGTGCCCAGGGTCTCCCCCGCAATCCCGGTGATTTCCCCCGCGACTAGGTCAGTAACCTCCAGGTCATGCGAGGCAGTCACCGTCACGGTGGTCCCGGAGGTGGCCTGGATGCCGTTGGTAATCAGGAGACCGGCGGGGTCCAGGAGCCGGAAGCTGGCTCCCGAGTAGTGGGTGCCCCCGGCGCCCGTGGCTTCCTTAATCATGCCCACACTGAGGGTCTTGTCCAGGACCAGGACTTGGTCCACCGTGACACCCGCGTCCGGAGTGGCTTCATTAACCTGGTCCGTGGTGACCACGCCGTCCTTGAGGAGAACCCCGTCCACCGTGACCCCGACCGTAGCGGTGGCCTCATTGATGACATCAACGTTGACCTGGGCGTCCTTCAGGAGGACCCCGTCAGCTGTCACCCCGGCGGCGGGGGTGGTCTCGTTGATGGTGTCCGCGGTTACGACTCCGTCCTTGAGGAGAACCCCGTCGATGGTGACGCCCACCGTGGCGGTCAGCTCGTTGATGGTGTCAGTGGACACCTGGAAGTCCTTCAGCAGGACGCCGTCCGCGGTGACCCCGGCGGCGGGGGTGGTCTCGCTGATGGTGTCCACCTGGAGGGCCCCGGTCATGGGGCGGGTTCCGTCCAGCAGGGGGAAGTTGGCGTAATCGCTGTCCGCTCTGGTCTGATTGGCGACCGTCAGAGCGCCCTCATTGATGAAGGTGTTGGAGAGCTGACCGGACCCCGAGAGCAGAACGCCCTTGGCGTTGTCGCCGGCCCCCACGCTAGTGCTGACGTGAGCTGCCCCGACGAGGCTGTCCGCGTAGTCCTTGTTGGCGATGTCCGTCCCGCTCACCGGGGCGCTGGACACCCGGGAGGTCCCCAGGAAGGTGATGGCGGTGGTGACCTGACTGTCCTTGAAGGTAATCCCCTCGATGGCCACTCCGTTGTTCAGGGTCTTCTCGGCGAGAGTGTCACTGTTGACCCAGTCGGCGGTGACCTGGGTGTCCTTGAGGAGAACCCCGTCGATGGTGACGCCCGCCGTGGCGGTCTTCTCGTTGATCTGGTCGGTGGAGACCTGGCTGTCCTTCAGCAGGACGCCGTCCACCGTGACCCCGACCGTAGCCGTGGCTTCGTCGATGGCGTCAGATTGCAGGGCCCCGGTCATGGGGCGGGTGCCATCCAGCAGGGGGAAGTTGGCGTAATCGGAATCGGCCCTCGTCTGGTTGGCGACCGTCAGGGCGCTCTCATTGATGAAGCTGTTGTCCAGCTGTCCGGCTCCAGAGAGCAGAACGCCCTTGGCGTTGTCGCCGGCCCCGGCGCTGGTACTGACGTGGTCCGCGCCCACAAGCCCGTCCGCGTATGCCTTGTTCACGATGTCCGTGGCGCTCGACGGAGCTGTAGCCACCCGGGAAGTCCCCAGGAAGGTGATGGCGGTCGTGACCTGGGAGTCCTTGAGGGTGATCCCCTCGATGGCCACTCCGTTGTTCAGGGTCTTCTCGGTCAGGGTGTCGGAGTTGACCCAGTCAGCCGTGACTTGGGTGTCCTTCAAGAGGACCCCGTCAACAGTCACCCCGACCGTAGCGGTCAGCTCGTTGATGACATCCGTGGACACCTGGAAGTCCTTCAGGAGGACCCCGTCGATGGTGATCCCGGCGGCGGGTGTCAGCTCCACGATGGTGTCAGTAGTAACGGTCGCGGAGGAGATGATCGCGGTGATGGCCCCGTTCTCGATGACCACACCCTCAATCACATATCCGTCAGGATTCGAGGGCAGGCTGACCCGGCCAGTGACGGGGTCGGCCTGGAAGATGTTGGACGCCGGGGAGGCCAGGGTGCTTGTGTCCGTGAACACAGCGAAGTTGGCCCCCGGGTCAGAAGCGAATTCGTAGATCGTGCCCTTCCTATAGAAGAGACCCGAAATCTGGTTGTCCTTGAGGGCCTTGTAAAACGCGGCCTCGGATACACCAGCAGAGAGGAACATTGACACGAGGATGAGGATAAGTAGATTGATTCTCCGCATTATGATCTCCTGCTGTCCAGAATGCTGGGGGTGACCGGCCCTAGAGCCAGCCACCCCCGAAAGGGGTTGGCCTAGAATCCGAGGTCGTGCTCGATGTCCTTGGCCAGGTGGGCGTCCACAGCACCGGCGGTAAGGGCCGCCGCAGCGACCACGTACCGAAGCCGGCTATACCGCTTCATGCCCTTGGGCAGGCGAACCTTGACGGGGGTTTTGGCCGCAGCCAATTCCGCCATAGAGAAGGCCTGGGAGGTGTAGAGGTCAACAGCCGTGCCGAACCCGGAGACGGAGTCGGTCTGCAGGATGACCTGCACGGTGGCTGCCCCGCCGGAAGTGAACCCGGTGGGAACGTTGACCACGAGGTAAAGCTCGTCGGCGGAATCGCCGGCGGTCCCTCGGTCAACAACATCGGTTGAAGTCTGGGGGCCCGGCCCGGGCCCCCCTGCGAACAAGTCCTGCGCGTTCGAGTACCTGTTCTCTGCGTCGAGAAGCATAATATTCCTCTTCCGACCTGGGGGCTCGCAGGCCCCCAGGTGGTTTTTCCGTGGTTGAAGGTCAGGTTACTCGGACCCTACAGGTGACCGAAGGTACCGGCGACCGCGGACTCCGCATCGGAGATCGCGTCCACCCGGCGGATGGGGATGCCCAGGAGAGACGTGACGGGCTTCCCCTCGACGTTGTCGAGAGTCAGGTTCACGTTGGTCTTCTCCATGGCCTGGATGTGAAGGGCGGTGTGGACCACGCGGGAGGCGTAGAATGCGTACCGCACCCCAGACCGGCCCGGAGGAGTCCGATGGAAAGCCCGGACCATCAGCTTGATGAGATCAGCTGCGGAGCCCCCGGCCAGATTGCTCACATCAATGTTTGCAATCCGGACGACATGCTTCCAGTCCCGGAGGGTGAGGCCTGCGTCCCACTTGTAGTGGGAGCGGTAGCCCTCGTACTTGCCGCCGGCAGCATCCTCGAGAGTCTGCTGGCCGAGGTCTTCAAACTGAAGTCCAGCCGAGCTGCCCTTGGGGTAGATCCCGTGGCAGGAGCGGGGGCCCCAGCCAATGAGCCAAACCGAGGTGTTGTCGGCTCCAACGCCGGCACCGTCGAGGATGTTGAACCCGACGATGTCAGGGTCAGCACTCGGGGTGTCGAAGCGAGGGGCGAGGCCGGTGAACTTCTCCGGATCCGTCCCGGCGTTACCGTAGAACACCGTGGAGGCCATCTCCTGGTTCATGGACTCCAAGAAGGCCACGTCCTCGGAAAGGCGGAAGTCCGATGTGTTGCCGTTGAGGTCGGCCAAGGCCTTGTCAACTTCAGCATAGGACTCCAGCATACCGACCGAGTCGGTGATCTGCTTGGTCGTGCTCTTACTGGGTTGCACCCCAGCGTTGAACAGGCGCCAAGCGACCGCGGGAAACCCAGTTCGAATCGTGGTCTTGTGCCCCGAGGTCTGGTTCCCCTCGACCCAAGGCATATCGTCCAGGATCTCGTTGGAATCTGCCAGGATCTCAATGATCTTGGCGATCTGGTTGTTTTCACCCATCCGCTTAGCAAGGTCGCTCAGCGTGGGCGCATTGGTGCCGACGATAGACATATCGTTGTCCTCCTACTCCCAGCCCTTAGGACTTGGGATACAAGACCTGTGACGCGGTTTTTGGTGAACCGCGTCCTGCGGATCCCTCGACCAGGCCATCTTCACCGAGTTTCGCCCCTACTTGGGACATGAAATCGAAAAAGGCAGGGTGGTCCCCCACCCAAGTCTCCGTCACGAGCTTCTGGAACTCTTCGTTCCCGAACTCCTTTGAGAGTCTACGCACGTTGCTCATCGCTTCCGGGAAGTCGTCCCGGCCCTTGATGCTGTCCCGCCACCCATCTCGCTGCTCCTGCAGCTGGGCGGCGTGGCCCTCGGCCACTCGGTTGATGTGCTTCTCCTGCGCATCCACCAAGGCCTGGGCTTGATCGTTGGTCAGGTCGGCCTCCTTGAAGGCCGCCGTGAACTCTCCCAGGGACTCGTCGTTGACCGCGAACCCCTCGGGCATCTTCAGTTCATACTTCTCCGGAGCCCCTTCGGGCTTCTCTTCCTTTTTCTCTTCGCCTTCGGCCTTCTTGTCGTCGGCCTCGCCTTCAGCCTTCTCTTCGGCTGGCTTCTCTTCGCCCTCGGCCTTCTTCTCCGGGGCCTTCTCTTCGGCGATCAGGGACTTGTCCCCGAGATCTTTTGCCTCGTCCCCGGCGATGAGCGTCTTGTCATCGCCCGCAGGGGTGCCTCCGCTGTCTCCCGTTTCCCCGGCGCCCTCGGCGCCCGGTGCTCCTGATTCCCCGTCAACTGTCATCTTCTGTCCCTTCCTTCATTCGTGCAATGTGCTCGTCCCGTGCCTTGTCGTAAAGCTCGGGGCAATAGTTCATAACGCGCTCAAATAGGAAAAGACCCATGGAGCGTCTGCCCTCATTATAATCACCCCGGCGGTCGCCCGTAAAGGTCGTTTTGAAAATGCCCGCTTCGGAGAGCGTTTCCCAAACGAATCGACGAGCTTGGTAAGTGCCCATCACGGCCCGGATATCCTCTTCCTGCTGCTCCCGGACGAGCTTGGCCTGCTTGGCCTGCTCGGTCTTGATGTCCGGGGCATCCAGGGGGTGGTCCCGGGACTCGCCCAGGATGAACTCACTGACCAAGGCCACCACCCCCGAGCAGGGTGTTCAGGAGATTGTTGCCCCGGTCGTCGGTCTCGGAGAGGGTCTTGGCCCCATCGGCGGCCTGGAGCGCCTGCTCTGCCGCGGCGGCCTGGGCCTCCTGCTCGGCCCGGGCGTCCCGCACCCCGGCGGTCTCCTCGTCGGAGCGGCGCATCCGGACAGGCACCCCGGTGGCCTCGGCGTACTCGTCCATGGTCTGATCGAAGTCGATTTTGTCCAGCACCTGGGGGGCCACCCCCGCGAGGTTGCCGGCGAAGCCGACGAATTGCTGGATGGCCCCGATGGAGGCGGCCTTCTGTGCCTGGGCCAGGACCCCGGTGTACTCGACCTTCAGCTCCACGCCCTGCAGATCCGGCGGGGGCTCCGGGAGGAAGCCCTGCTCGGCCAGGATATCGAAGGTCCGGTCGATGAGGGGGTTCAGCAGCTCCACCTGGACGGCCTCGAGGACCGGGCCCAGCATGAGCATCTTCTCCTGGTTCCGGGACAGGATCTCTTCCCGGGTCACGTTGGACCTGGTCGGCTGGTCGATCAGCTGCCGGAACACATCGTTGAAGAACCCCCGGCGGATCTGCTGCCGGACTTGCTCGATCTCGTTGGACATGGCGACCAGGTCCGGGCGGACCTCGTAGAGGGGCCGGACGCCCCCCTGCCCCACGATGGAGTTGTCGTAGGTGATCCCCCCGGGGACCGTGTTGATGGTCTTCCCCTGCAGGGATCCGGGCGCCACCAGGGGCGGCTCGATGGTCTTGTCCACAGCGATGAGGTATTTCTTCCTCATGAAGTGGAGGGATTTCACGTCCGGAAGCATCCGGTGTCCCGGCCCGTAGCCGTAGACGCTGGCCCCCACGAGGCCCCACCGGGGCGCCATGTAGGGGAATCCCCGGAACCCGCCGGCCCGCAGGAGGTCGTTGGAGTTCCCCTTGGACAGCCAGTAGATGCTCCGGAACTTCATGCCCCGGGCCTGGGGCACCTTCATTCGCTCGTCGTTTGGCTCTACCAAGTGCGAAACGAGCCACGGCTTCTCCGTGTCCCCGTTCTTGTAGAGATTGGAAATCGTTTCGCCCACGTTTTCAATGCCGAAGGACTGGACGATCTGGGCCACAGTCATCTTGACTTCCCGGTAGAACGTGTCCACCCGGAGCTTGTCGTCGGTCGCCAGCATGAACTCCCCGGCGGTGAAGGCCCGGGTGCGGAGGGTCCGGGTGGCGTCCTCTTCCATGAACATGGCCGCCGTGGCGAAGGCCCCCAGCTCGAGGTAGGTGTGGTGCAGGGAGTCGTAGACGTTGCTCCGGGCGAACGCCGAGTAGATCAGCTTCTCCACGTCCGCGATCCAGACCTGGGCGGGCTTGAACTCCCGCAGCTCCGGGTCGGGGGTGGACAGGCGGAACCAGGGGCGGGCCGGACTGGTCAGGCCACTCTGGAATCCTGCCGCCAGGATGCCCAAGGACTCCTCGGGGGTGGGATCGAACACCTTCTGGTGCCGCTTGCTCCCGTCCTTCAGGGTGGTGGTGTCGTTGCCGGTGAGCCCGTCAGAGCGCCACGGGGCCAGGTTGGCCCGGATCTCTTCCCACTGGGGGGCCCACATATCCCACTGGGCCCTGATCGCCGAGATCCGGCGGTTCAGGGTGGTCTTCGCTTCGTCGTCGATGAAGGGCATCAGCCCACCTCCCCGGCGCATTCAGGCGCGTGGCTCTGCGGTATCACGTAGGGGTAGACCGATTCCGGCATCCGGGGCGGCCCCATGTCCAGGGGCACCCGGTCCACGATCTTGTACTGGAAGACCAGCAAGGTCAGCACCACCCCGGCCAAGACCCCGGCCAGGAAGGCAGGGATACCCCACGCCTTGGCTGCCCGGAGTTCTTGGTCCTGGGACATTTCACTGGCCCAGGAGGTTCTTCGTGGTGGTGGCTGGCGGCCCGGGGAGCCCGAGCCCCCCGGTGGGGTTGTTCCGTGAGCTGGCCCCGGCGATGAGCGAGGCCCGCTGCTGGGCCCGCTGCCGGGAAAGCTCGAGATCTGCCGTCCGCTGCCCCGTGCTACGGAAGGACGGGGGCGTGACGGGGGGTGGCGGCGCAGGGGCCGCTGGGGAGAGGATGTTTTTCAACACGCCGAAGCACATAGGTACTCCTTGGGCCGCGGTCCCCGTCCGCTACCTGAAGATGTCGTATTCGCTGCTGGTCGTTTGTGCTGCCTCAAGACCCGGCGCGGTGCCAGCCGTGTCGGGAAATTGGGCATCAAGATCCGGATCTAGGACCCTTGCCATACAGTCTAGCATATCATCATGTTGGGACACAGGGAAGTCCAGGTACTCCTGATTGACGAAAATCCCGGACAGGTCATGGCCCTTCCCCTCGTGATCCTGGTAGAGGAACCTGGTCGGCAGCCACATCCGGGACTGCTCGAAGATCGGCACCAGGGTCCGGATCCGGTCGTTCTTGGGGGTGTTCCCGCCCAGGGGGGTGATGGTGAATCGGTAGTTCATCAGCCCCTGGATGAACTCGATGTGCTGGATATCGGCCTGGATCCCGTACTTTTCATACCCGACCCCCTTGGGCTTCCACTTCTTGTGGAGGTCGAACAGCTTCTTGGCCCGCTGGGTCAGGTTCAGGCGGTCCCGCACCCAGTCCACCACGTAGTAGTTGTTGTCCGGCCCCAGGCCCAGCACCGTCATCACGGTGTAGTCGTTGGACTTCTTTTTCTCGTTGGCGGGGTCCACCAGGATGTAGTAGTTCCAGGACTTGTGCGCCTTGAAGTTCCCATACCGGAGCCAGTCCTCCTGAAAGCCCATGGCCCTGTCTGCCACGGGGTTCTGGAGCATCTGGCACCCGAAGATGTAGGGCCCCATGTCCCGGCGCTTCTCGTCCAGGTACCTGGGCTGCAGGAACACGGGTTTCCCGCTCATCTCCCCGGTATCCGTAGCTGGATACAGGCGGGGGATGGCCGATTTCCGGTCCATCATGGTCTTGTAGGTGTCGTTCGCGTGGTAGCGGGTGCCGATGGTCCGGCGCACCCCGCCGATCCGGCCCAGATTCAGGGACAGCTCCCAGGACTCGGTGGTCTTCTTGATCTGCTCCGGGTTGGTGACGGACTCCTTGGAGACCACATCGTCATAATTGAGCACCCCGAAGTGCATCCCGGTGGGCTGGCCATCCACCAGGCCCCAGGCCTCGACCGTGGCTTCCTTGGAATTGCCCATCCGCTTGACCACGATGCCATCATCCAGGGACCACTTCTTGGAGTCCTTCTTGGGGTTGGCGTGAAGGATCTCGGGGAACAGGGCCTTCAGGAAGTCGTTGTCCTCGAACTCCACCTTGATGTGGGACAGGAACTTCTTGGCGATGGGGCGGGTGTGGGAGAAAATCCCGATGGTGGTCTCGGGGTCGTTCAGGATGTCCTTGATGCTCATCCCGAAGGTGATGAGGGTGGACTTGTAGTGCTCCCGAGCCCAGAGGTCCATGAACCCGTCCGGGTCGGCCTCCACTTCCCGGGCTCGCTCATACAGCCACTCGGGCTTGATCTCCGGGCGGACGAAGTCCTTCCGCCGGCAGCCGATATAGACCAGATAATACAGATCCTCGAGGCACAGCTGCTTCATGGCCGCCGTGTCCTTGTCCCCCTGCACCTGCCGGTAGAGGGACAGGCTCTGCTGGAAGT